AGGTGGTTGAACGTAATGACAACGGGCAATTTGAGAAGGGACATAGCGGGAATCCAAAGGGTCGCCCGCGTCTTGATGCAGAGCAGAAGTATCTTCGCACCTTGCATCGGTCCCTTCTCCAGAGGGATGTCCGCGAAATTATCAAGAAACTCATCGTTAAGGCCAAGGCCGGAAATATCCAGGCGGCGAAGTTGCTTCTCGAATATGCCATTGGGAAGCCGACGCAATATGTGGCAGCCGATTTGACTAGTAACGGCAAGCCTATCAAAGCATACATCGGAGTCAGTCCAGATGACTGGCCTGCCGAATAACTGGCAAGCCATTGCACCTTTCAAGGCCTATCCTTGGCAATTTGAGCCGTGGGGGGATACATCGCCCCTGCTAATCCTAACGGGTAGCGCAGGCGGGGGTAAGTCTCGTCTAGCAGGCGAGAAGATCAACGCTTACTGCAAGCGATACCCGGGCGCAATGGGCCTTATGCTCCGCAAGAAGCGCGAGAGCATGACGAATAGCACGGTGCTCTTCATGGACAGGGAGATCATGGGGCCAGACCCGTCAATCAGGCACCTATCTAGCAAGAGCCGATTCGAGTACACCAACGGCTCAATACTAGCATACGGCGGCATGAAGGACGAAGAGCAGCGGGAGCAGATCCGGTCAATCGGACAGGCTGGCGGGGTAGATATAGCCTGGATGGAAGAGGCAATCGGCTTCACGGAGACAGACCTTAACGAGTTACTAGCACGCATGAGGGGCACGGCAGCACCGTGGCGGCAGATCATACTAACAACGAACCCAAGTCACCCGTCCCATTTCATCAAGAAGCGACTTATAGACGGGAAGCAAGCGGCGGTCTACTACAGCAGAGCGCAGGACAATCCAGCGAACCCTGACGATTATCTGGAGACGCTTGATAGTCTAACGGGCATCATCGGCAAGAGGCTGAGGGATGGGCTTTGGTGCATAGCAGAGGGGGCGGTGTACGATGAGTTTGACCACCGAATCCACGTTGTCGAAAGGGACGCATTCGAGTTCCAGCGATATGTTGGAGGAATCGATGAGGGCTATACAAACCCGGCAGTCATTCTCGTATGCGGACTGGATGCGGATGGCCGACTTCATATCGCATCTGAGTTCTACAAGAGACGGGTCACGCAAGACGACTTTGTCCGAGCGGCAGCAGATATTCATGGACACGGTAACATCGGGACATTCTACGTCGACCCGTCAGCCGCAGGACTCATAGCCGCCATGCAACAGGCTAACCTGCCAGCGATCAAAGCAAACAACGCCGTCTTCGATGGTATCCAGGCGGTCAAGGCGATGCTTGCGGTTGCAGGGGATGGGCGGCCACGACTGACGATTGATCCATCATGCGTGAATACGATAGCAGAGTTTGAATCCTACGCCTGGAAGGAATCACGCACTGGGACGAAGGACGAGCCAGAGAAGGAAAACGATCACGCTATGGACGCACTACGTTACGCGATTATGGGACTGGGGCGCGCCATTGAAGGGGATATCTTTTCATGGGTATAGCTGACGCGGTAAGGGCGAAGGTTCGGGCGTACGTGCTGGGCTCAGAGCTACAATCAGACCCTAGTGTCCGCTGGGGGCGCAGCAACGCCGACTACCAGCCGCCAGAATACGCCGACTACCAGTCCACGTCTAACGGCGTCTATGTGTGCTCTAGCTTGCGAGCCGATCTGCTATCTTCTGTCCCGCTCAGAATCTACGAGGGCGTGGGCGATGACCGCAAGGAAATCGAATCCGGCGCGATGTATGACCTGCTACACCACGTCAATCCGTTCTGGACATTGACACGGTTGCTCAAGATGACCGAGCTGAGCCTCTACTTCTTCGGTGAGTCGTTCTGGTTCATCGAGAGGGGCACGTCGGGCATGGGTACGCCAAAAGAGATATGGTGGGCCAGGCCCGACAAGGTAAAGGTGTTTCCACACCCCGAGAATTACATTTCGCATTATACCTATGAGCCTGCCGGCGGCGGCGAGCCTATCACGTTTGCACCAACCGAAGTCGTGTGGATACCGCGCCCGAACATCAAGGACGAGTTCAGTGGGTTGGGCAACCTAGCGGCGGCACGTCTAGCGGCTGACACGGCAAGCGCGGCGATGCAGGAAAACCGATCTATGTTCAGTCGGGGGCTGACGGCTGGCGGGTTCCTCATGCCAGAGAAAGACCGGGCCGATTGGACGACAGAGCAGCGTGACGCTATCACAGACGACCTTAACCGCAAGTTCACCGGTGCAGGTGAGGGGCGCCGGTTCGGCGTATTTCGGCAGCGTGTCGAATGGCTCGCCAACACCATATCGCCGAAGGACGCAACGTTCCTAGAGCTTCTCGGCTGGTCGCTTGAGGACATATGCCGCGCATCAGGTGTGCCCCTCGATCTAGTAGGCGGCCAGCGAACGTATGAGAACGTGGACGCGGCACAAAAGGCTATCTGGGTATTGACCATTATCCCAGAACAGGCATTCATTGCTGAGGAATTGCGGGAGAAATTCTCTCCCATGTTCCCGGGGCAGGCCGACTCATTCGAGTTTGACACCTCCGAGATCGACGTGTTGCAGGAGGGCGCAACGGAGGCATGGACGCGGGCCGAGGGGCAGATAAGCAAGGGAGCAGTCACGATTAACGAGTGGAGGGCAGAGCAGGGGCTAGAAGCGGTTCCCTGGGGTGAAGTGTGGTGGGTTCCGCTGGGGTATACACCCGTTGACGTGGCCCAGAATAAGGCCGAGAACCCCGCGCCGATACCGGCGGCGTTCTTGCAGGGCGGCCAGGATGACGAAGAGCCTGAGCCTGAAGAGGAAACCGAAGAGGGCGAGCGCTCATTCAGGCGCACAATCGAATACGGTGGCACAGAACACCGCCGAATCATGCGACAGTTTGAGGACCGCTCCGAGCCGTGGGATGGGAAGATAGCCGAGGCCGTGGGATTGCTCTTCATGCGACAACGAGATAGCGTACTGGACAAGCTCAACGGACGCAGCGCAAGGGCTGTCGCCGAAGACTTGACTAACGAGATATTCAACAAGCCAAAGTGGGTGAAGGCATCACGTGAAGCGGCACGTCCACTACTGAGCGATATTGTGGCAGACTTTGGGGCGACCGCACTGGCAGACCTGGGCCTTGAGATAGCCTTTGATGTAAGCGGCGTAGCGGCCCGGCGATTCATCGAGCAACGGGCGCAACGGTTTGCAACGGAGATCACGGATACTTCATGGGACAAGCTGCGCGATGCATTAAGCCTGAGCATGGGGGCGGGGGAGAGCAACGAAGAGATAGCGGAAAAGGTAGGGGATCTGTTCACGTCCTGGTACAGACATACCGGCGACGAAGAGATGATTGCCAAGGCTACACGGGCCTTTGTGATTGCCAGGACTGAGGTAAACGGAGCCAGCAATGGGGGCACGCTGGTAGCCTGGAAGCAGAGCGACGTTGTAGAGTCGAAGACATGGCTGAGTGCGCTTGTCAGTACTACACGGGACTCGCACAGAGCGGCGCACGGCCAGACGGTGAAGCTCAACGAAAACTTCATTGTGGGCATGGGCGAGGGGCCGGCGCCAGGGCAAATCGGTGTTGCGGGCGAGGACATCAACTGTCTGTGTACTATGACAGCGGGGATACGCTTCTAATGACTACGGAGGGAACATGCCATATCTGAGAGCATACGCAAGAGAGATCGAAGGCACGGACACGCCGGACACGCCTATCACCTGGATAGCATCCACAGAGGGCGTCAAGGCAGACGGCCACGACCTGCGTGCCGACGCCTGGGACTTGTCGCGTTACGGGCAATACGGGCCGGTGCTATGGGCGCACGATATGTGGGGCGAACGTCTACCGATCGGCAAGGGGGCGGCCTACATCGAGGGCGACCGGCTCATGGTAGATGTGAGCTATGACACTGCTGATCCGTTCGCCATGCAAGTACGGAGCAAGGCACGGAAGGGGATGGTCGCTGGTAGCGTCTCCTGGGATACGATCGCAGAAGGCGAGGATCGGCGCAATCAGCTCCTAGAGTTCAGCATGGTCCCTGTGCCCCTCGACCCGGCATCCCTACCAGCGCGGCAGCGTTCAGCCATGCATGACCTGGCCCAGCGCTTACTTGATGCAACAGAAATGCCGACCGCAGAGGACGGTTGGCCGGAGATAGCTTCACAGATGGTGGGGCTTTTCCGGTCGGTCGCTGATGACGCGAAGCGGCTTACCGAGTACAGGCGGCTGGAGCGAGAATATAAGCGCTTCGATAAGACGCCGCCTGAGTACATGACCACGTTCGAGTTAGAACCCTTCACCGTCTCGGAGATTCGTGGCCTATTCCTGGAGGGCGAGCCTAAGTTACTGCCTGAGATGTTTGCGGATCCGCTTCACACACATACGCTGCTGATGCGGCTCAACACAAGGCAGATAGACAAGCTCATCCAGGCGGCCAATTTGATTCACGAGGCAATCGAGGGGGCACAAGTCGAGCCGGTACAGGGACCAGACGCAGAACCACCCGAAGAGGCTAGCATCTTGCTAGACCTCAATACCCTGCTGGCAGATGCCAGCACAACTATCACAGGAGTGAATGACAATGAGTGAGAACGAGACCATAATCACCGAAGTGAGGGCGCAATTGTCGGCCCTCAATAGCAACCTGGCAGAGGCGACCTCTGAGGCGCGGCTTGTTGCGCTCATCAATCAGGTCGTCGAAGGACTATCGGGAAAAGAAGAGTTTCAACGCAAGATGCGATTCGGTAGCGGAGACGCTCCGGCCAAAATGATAGGCACGAAGTACGCCCGACATGGCCTAGGCATCGGCGACATCGAATGGTTGTATGACTACCAGATGGCTCGCAGGGGCCAAGGCCGAAACATGGGACCGTCGCAAGAGCTGACCGACACATTCAACGCCGTCAGCGACGCGGTCTACATGACAGATGCACAGGTTCGCGAGATCGACAAGACGGCCATCGACAACGTGTTCCCGCGTATTCCCGTGATAGGTTATGCGTCCAGGGCCGATCGAGAGTTGGCGGCCAAGGGACTCTGGCACCTCACCAGTGAATATAAGCGGGCAATGGACACCGCCGAGAGTGGCTACGGTTCACAGCTTATCGGCGCGCAGTATGTCGGTGAACTGTGGGATGGCGCACGACAGACCGCTGTTGTAATGCCTCTCATCAATCAGTTTGAGATGAGCGCACCGACGGCCTACCTGCCCGTGGCGGCTGCACTCCCTGAGATGTACTACGTATCCGAGAACACGGCCAACAACAGCTCCAACTATGGCACCGTCAAGACTGGATCGAACCGTGTCTCCGTGACCGCCGCGAAGTTTGTGATTCACCAGATGTGGTCGGGCGAAATGGAAGAGGATTCCATAATCCCCTTCGTGCCCTTCCTCAGAAGCCAGGTGGTGAACAGCATGGCGTTCTACGGTGACTCGCTGGTTCTCAATGGCGACACCACGAACGCAGCCACCGGCAACATCAACTTGTACGACGCTGACCCGACTGACACCAAGCACTACCTGGCGCTTGACGGTCTGCGGCACGCGGTACTTGTTGACAACACCGGGAACGCAACGTCCCAGGCGGCAGCGGCTCCGACGTGGTCGAAGTTGTATGGGATCCGCTCCCTGATGCTTGACCGCACCTACTTCATGGACTGGGGCCATCCCGCGAACCCGCAAGACCTGGTTTACGTTGTGAACCCCGAGCTTGCCGACAAAATGGTTCAGGAGTTGGATGAGCTGATCACCGTTGACAAGTACGGGCCACAGGCGACCGTGTTGACCGGACAGGTGACGAAGATCGGACAGAACCCCGTCGTGTCAACAATCGCAATGCCCAGCACTGAGACAACTGGCTTCGTGATCGAAACGCCCACGACTGTCTATGGCACAGCCCTAGCATTCAATCGCAACGGCTACGTCATCGGCTGGCGGCGTCGCGTGAAGATGGAAACTGAGCGACTACCGGCGACCGACCAGGATCGTATCGTTTACTCGATGCGCCTGGGCCTTGGGCGCTTCTCACCGACCGGCGCGGCTGCTGGAATCGAATCAGCGGCGGCACTGTACTACATAGCGCAGTAGGGGGTAGATAACAATGGCGAAGAACCTCAATCCCTACTGGTTAGTCACTAGCACGGTGGGGTTCGCAGACGACGGCAGTACGGTGGTAGTAGGCACAATACCAGCCAGCACGCTGGTGATGCGTTCGGCTCTGGTAGTGTCAACGGCCTTCACCGATGACAGCACGAACCTAGACTTCGGAGACGAGGACGACGCCGATGAGTTCGTGGCAACGGCTGACATCACCGAGATTACAGCGGGGGCGTACTGGGGCGCGGCCACAGACGCATATGAGGGGGCATGGTATCCGGCGGCCAAGAACATCACCATCAAGGTCGACGGCGGCACGCTCATAGCTGGCGTAGCCTTCGGGGTGCTCCAATGCCTCGACCTGTCGAACACGGTCTAAGGGGGCGACATGGCAAAGAACCTGAAACCCTACTGGCTCATAACGGACAAAGTGACCTATGCAGACGACGGCACAAAGACAACGGTCGGGGAGATACCGGCTCAAACTCTAGTTATGTCGTC